TCGCGCCATCGCTGACTACGAAGAAGAGTCTGGCTGGAGAGTTATTACTCCAGGTGCTACCACAGCATTTGCCGGACAAGGTCTTCTTGGTTCGCGCGGTGCCCCCATTTACCAGGTACCTGCCGGCTCTACCGGTGAGAACTTCCTGTCTAAGGAACTTCTAAACCTAATGCTAGTAGGCTTTAAGCGAACTCGAAGATCCCTCACGGATCTTTATATTTCGCCTGAAGATGCTGCTGACATTCGTGAATGGACTGATACTCAGATCGATCCTGTCACCCGTCGAGAGATTTTCACGGCTGCTGGCCTTGGTCGAATCTGGAACATCAACCTTCACGAGGTATTCCAGCTTGGTGCTACTGGTCGATATAATATTAACTCCGCCGCTTCTACTTTCGGAATTTTCCAGGTAGACGGTTCTGGAGATTTCAACGATTACACCCCAACTAACGTTAACGCCGTTGACGCTAATGGTGCTGTAACCGCTGCTGGTGAGACTCAGGTCTACGGATTTGACCTCTCCGTTAATGATTCCCTAGTAATGCCTGTTCGAAAGGAATTCGAAGCGCATGATGATCCAACACTTCTACGACAACAGAAGCAAGGTTTCTTCGGTTGGGAAGAGGTTGGTTTTGCTCTACTCGATTCTCGAATGGTCGGACTTGGAATTATCGATCGGTCGTAAACACTTATAATCCTACTGGAGGGGGCTTTGTTGTCCCCTCCTTTAGGACCAGAATAAAGGGGGATACAAATATGGGGAAACTACAGTTGCCGATAGGGTCTTACAACTAGCCCCTGCCGGTTTTTTTTGTGAAAAACACAAGACATACCAGCCAGGCCTTGGTTTGTCCTAGGTAAAAACACGGTCTCCCCGCCCTGTTACCAAGGTCTGGCACTAGGAGGAAATAATGGCAGTAGAATATAATGTAGAGACTCGCACAACCTGCACCCTCATGACCGAGGCTGAGCTTACGGCGCTTGGGGTTTCGAATTGGAACCTGGTTTCTGTTATCCAGGATGGTTTATCCGTTATATACATCTTTAGTAAGTAAGGAGTTTTCATGCTATTTTCAGCTGTTACTGTCTGTGTTTTAAAATTTCTAGCCGCGGTACTGCTAACAGAGCAATTGACGGAACTCATTATAAAGTCAGAAATTGTCAAGCCCGTTAGAGACTTTATTAAGTCTGGAGGGGCTTGGTTAGATACGCTCTTTAGCTGCGGATATTGTTTTTCGGTCTGGACAGCTCTTGGAGTTGCGTTATTGCTTGGCTTGGCTTATAATTTAACTGGTTGGTATTGGGTAGATCTTGCGATCACCACATTTATAATCCACCGCCTTTCCAACTACCTTCACAACTTCAACGATAAATATTTAGACAAATATTATGATACGAGATATATTAACTCGGGCCATATGCCCGAGGGAGAGGAATAAATTATGAAAGGTTTTATTAAGAATGAAAGCGACAAGACTGTATTTGTTTTACAGAGAGCAGTTAATCCCGGATTTTCCCTTACCTTCGATGAGGCCTATGTAGTTGTAGGAAAGAAGAGCGGGAAAAAAAGAGGACCCACTTTTGTAAACTGGCTTAGAGATACTTATTTTCAGGATTCTGTCTGGGCTTTTTACAAGGATGAGGGAGAGTCTTATTTTGAAGACGAGTCCCCACGTAAGGTTGAAAGAATTACTAAGGCCCAGGGGGCAGGAAAGAACCTGGTTAGACGAGATGATTCTCAAGAGGCCGGAAGTAATTTGGCTCTACAGATAATTGAGAGTGATATTGCTACCGCCAGGACACTTATTGATAAGTGCAAAGATAGGTCGGTGTTGAAAAAGGCACTCGGTGCTAGCAAGGTACGTGCCAATAAAGAGGCACACATGAGGCATTTAATTAGGAGATTAGAACAAGTCTATTTCTAGAAGGAGGACACCTAGATAAATGTCAGTTCTCAAACCAGTAATAACGTCTGTCCTGCAGGGGACTACGACCATAACTGTAACCGACACCGCGTCTGTCGGGGCTATCTTTGACGAGCTATTAGTCTACAAGGCCACCTCTGTTAATGGTCCCTTTTCTGTATCCGAAACAATCTCTTTAACCGGGGCCGCTCTTTATACCTCCCTGGATTTAACTTCTACCCCGTCGACGTACTACAAGGCGCAATACAGCCACAGCGTGTCGATGGTCACAAGTGTATTTTCAGACCCCGCACAAGAAACAGGTAACTTTTCCGAATACACAGTGCCGACCTCGACGGCAACCTATCCACCTGAGATAGCTCTTTCTACTCAGGATAGGGAGATCGTTGAGTCTATTCGAGTAACTGCTGGAGATCTTGGTCTTATTGAGCGAGATTTTTATGACTCGTCCGACTCTAGCTCCCAATACGCATGCGCTGCTCAAATCTCTTCTGACCAGTGTACTTGGGAACTGGTAGAATTTAAGGGCTGGCCCCAGAGAGTCAGATTAGATGGTACTGACAAGACAACCCTTGCAGACCCACAAGTAATAGGATACCGCTATCTTACTTTTAGTGGGAGTTCTCCTTGTATTACAGGAACTCTAGATATCTTCTATAACAGCTTTAGGTTCTCCGATAGAGAGATCCTGTTGGCGTATGATAGGGCCAGTAATCTTCTAGTTTCTTGCGGCCTCACCGAAGACCAAATAACCACTGAGATGTTAATCATGCAGGCGGCCATCCTTCTATTGGAGGGAGAGTTAAGAGAGGCGCAGCAAAAGGCGGTTATGATTAGAGATGGGGATACCACCTATGATAATAGTAGGACCATCATGGCTAGAACAGCAGACCTTAATGATCTGAAAGATAAGCTTCGGGAAATGATTGAGTGTGCTCGTTTCAATGCCTCGTATGGCTTGACAGGGGTTAGGATAGACTAATGCCCAGAAAACTAGTGCCCAGCAGTATAAAGACTGAGTTTAAAAAGTTAACTCAACAGTTGGTGCTAGATCTTTCTCAGAACCTATGTATAGTTCAAGAAAGCCCTATGTTTGTGGACTGCCCCAATTGTATTTGGGATTCTATTAACAAGAAGTCATCCAATGTTTTCGATGCTTCTTTTACGTCCGCTTCAACCATTTTTTCAGCTACCAATCAGGAAAGAACTATTAGTCCTGTCTCCTTTACGGGCGGAAGATGCCCGGTATGTATTGGAGAAGGCCAACTCTTCACCAGTAAAGAGATCTGTATTCCTGCCATGGTAAACTTCCTTAGTGCCACCGATGACCGCCAAGGCGGCTTCGTCCAAATGGCGGCAGGTAAGGAAGGCAAGAATAGTTTATTAGTTAAGACCCTAGCTTGTCACTATGAGCTGTTGTTAAATAATGAAATTTTTATGGTTCATAACGGTGTGAAATGTGAAAAATTTACTCCACCAATTGTTAGAGGCATGGGCGGAGTTGAAGCCATTACCGAGTGTGTTATGTTGACAGTTGAAGTTGGACAGAGAACTAGTGATAAATTCAGGACTAGCTCAGATCCAAGAGAGGATCCTCGCCGCCGCATAAAGGGCCCCACAGACTTACCTATTCTAAGAGGAACAAGGACGGGTAGAGACAGTTAATGGGCAATGATATAAAAGTTAAATTAAAACTATCAGAAGAGCAGGCCCAGGATGCGGCCAGATTTATTCAGGCTAAGCTAAAGTTAGTTGAGCATAATATCGCAGCCATTATGCAGAGCGAGGCCATCCCCCACCTTATTGATTTAGTTATGGTGCGCTATGATGAGTTGGGAGAGAAAATGGAATCTATGTCCGACGAAGACCCAACGAACCCGGCTATTTGGAGAGGGACTTTTAAAGACAAGTTGGAAGAAGAAGCGCAACAGACTTTCATTTTTGATAAATCTTCTGGTATAATTAGATTAAACCTAGGAGAAAAATCTTTCCTAGGATATACCGAGAGCCCAGACACGGATAGTAAGCAGCCCATGGTTTGGATGGTTTACTATTTGGAAGGTTTGAAGACAAGCTGGGCGTGGATAACTAAAGAAACATGGGAAGACATTTACCCAGACGGAAAATGGGATCCCGAGTGGGGTAGGTTCTCGAAGGCCCCGGGTTTCATGCTTTCCGGCCGTAAATTTCATAGGGCCAGCAATGACTGGATGGACGAACTAGTTTGGTCAGAAGTTAGGCACCCTTTTTCTACATGGTCTCCTGATGACATCTTTCAAACAGCAATGGACGAATTCTTGATCCGGCCGTTTATTCAGAAGGCAGTAGACGCGGCCATGGCGGGGACGAAACTATGACAGTCACTTTAGCAAAGTTAGAGGATATGAGCCTGCAACACTGGTTGAAAGAAGTTATTCTTCCAATAAAGTGGACGGAGCGCGTAGTCAATAATCCTCTTACCTACAGCTCAGAAAGAGAACGCTTTGAAGCGGACATCACGTGGTTTCCTAATTTTATGCAGGACGGCCGCGGCTGGGTCTATTTTGATACCGTAACTTCTGGCACTTACGTGCCTAATTCTCCCCCAACCTCAGAACAAACCACCCAGGTGGAAGTTCGTAATGCTGTAGGAGGCGTGATAGACCCCTCCCATTACACAATCAACTACAAAGACGGGGCCATTATAGCTTCCGGCGGCACCACTACCCCGGACGGGGTCCCTACCGAAGTAGACTACTCTCAATATTACGTTTCTCTTCTAGACGCTTGGCCTGGAATAGATCCTCCAGACGCGCCCATCCTTGCTGTTGAAATGGGAGGATATAAAAAACAAGGCCGTCAACTTGGGGGTGGTAGAAAAGCCATAAGAACATTCACTATCCACCTCTTTGCCACCTCTTCCTCTGAAAGAGATGATCTTACAGAATGGATTTACGATTCTTTTTTCCAGAGGCACATCCCTGTAGTTGATTACCGGGACGGAGAGCCCCTGAATTACGACGGTACTTACAACTCTAGTTATGCTGGAAATTTGCTCCAGTTAAATAATAATGACGATGCTCTGTTCTATTTTGATAAAATCGTAGCCGAACCCATCAATATAAATCTTAGTGAAATTGATGACATTCATAGATTCAGAGCCAAGATAACTCTAACAGCCTCGTCTTATAGAGACGGGATAGACTTTAACGCACTTTAGTACTCCGGGCGCAGAAGCGCCCAGGGACGGCACAGGCCTATCCTTCAAAGTTATGCCTCACTTTGGCGGCAGTTAAATAGTTTCCCCCAAGCTATTGTAACTAATAAAATCACATAAGGAGGAAGACCTGATATGGCAAGACGTAACCGAATCATCTATCCAAGTAACTCGGTTTGGGCAAACGGTAATGTCCTCTATCGTGTTATGACGTTTGGTTCTACCACTACGTTTAACACAGAAGACATTTTTGAGCTAGGTCAGCTCAAGGTTATCGACGTTGTCGATGACTCTCCCACCGTCGCCGTAACGATTGAAACCGATGAATTTGGTTCTCTCTCCAATCTGTACCACCTTTCGAACATTGAGTTCGATAACGTAGTCACAGCCGATGCTATTTCTAGCAACGGTCACTTGACTGTCGTTAGTGGTATCGGAGATAGCGCTTCTAACATCGCTTACTATCACGGTGTCACCCTTACTGACTTTGGTCTTTCCGGATGTGAGACGGGTTCTAGCGTTGAGATTTGGGCTCCGATCCAATCTGAATGCTCTCTCGGTACTGCGAATGATGAAATTGATCAGACAATGTACCTACCGCGCGTGTTCATCAACTCTCTTGAGTGGACGTACACTGCGGGTGCCAACGCTGCCGAGAATTACGGTGGTGAGACAGATTCCAAGTTCTGGTTCGTTAATGATGGTCGATTCGTTTCTAATGAAGAGTTTGTATACACCGCAGCTGGTGATTTAACTACGGCTGATCCTAATGACGGAGTAACAGGTGGAACCGGTTTCGCGACCGACATCACCAACCTTTCCGTATATCTGGGATTGGACGAAGACCCAGTAGGCGATGCGCAGCTAGTATCCACCCGTTCTACGGGTCAGCTTGCGTTCCTACGCTTCGATGCGTTGGGTAACCCCGCTGTTCGATACTTCAATGCTTCTACTAAGACCTCTATCGAGATCGCAGTTGAGGCAGGAACAGTTGCTACCGCCGGTGCTTACGTTTATTCTTCTGCAGATAATGAACTATTTGATCCGACCGATCTAACTACGAACGCTGACTTTGGAATTACTGAAGGCAAGGAAGCAGGAGACATCCTATTCGTTGTATACGCTGCGAATGCATTTGCTACCACGTTTGCTAACCTCGGCGGGACCGCTACGGCGACTCGCGGAGATGCCGGCCAAATGGCCACACGACGTGATGCACAGTACTTCGCACCTATTGAGATAGACGACGCTGCAAAGCCGGAAGATGTTGGTGCTGTTCGACAGGGCCAGATCGAAATCTATCTAGTCGATAAGGATATTGTGGATCCAGGCGCTGCGCGTGATGACCAGCTCGCTCTTAGATTAACCTCAGTGACTATCACTGCGGATCTAACCCGAGAGCCACTGTTCGAACTCTCACACCTGAGACCTTATGACCGTTCACTTACTTTCCCAATTCCGTTCACAGTAACGGTAGAGACAACCGCGACAGACTTGACCGAGTACGCAACGTTCGCTTCTAAGAAGACGGGCATTGTTGCTGGTACTACCGATGATATCTCAATCTTCGACTTCATGACCGCACAAAATAGACTTGACCTAGTTGTTCATATCTATCAGCAGACCGATGAGGAAGCTGGTGGAGTTGGCTCACTACGCCGAGTTCTTGTACGAGAAATGGTTGGAGACGAGTACTATCAGAGAGGAGCACAGTTTAATTACTATGATGGAGCAGGAGACGACCCTGATGGGGACCCAATTCCAGCTCTAGCGACTGACATTCCTGACGTACCGACTAAGGCCAATACTCATCGCGAGCGACCTCTAAAGACAGTCATTGCTAAGGACCTTAGAATTACAGACGAGGCCTACAATCTGACTTTGGGTGAGAACGCGTCTCAGACTTATGGTTTCCGAGGAACTAACAGAATTTTCGCGATTCTTGGAGAGGTTGATATCGCCGACATCGTCGTCGATCCAGGCCTTGAAGTGAATCCGGACGCTCCCCGAGTTTCCTAAAGTCTAACTAATTACTCCTACTGTTGCCTAGTGTGGCAGTAGGAACAAGGGGCTGCCTCCTAAGGCAGCCGGTATTAAGGAATATTAAGGAAAGGAGTTAAAGGAAATGATAACGCCGCAATCAGCGCGAAGGGAAGAAATCCTAGAACGATCTAAAGATAGATTGAAACGGGATATAGAAAAAGAAATTACCAATTTATTTGACCAAGTTTTGGACATTTCTGAAGTCGCAATTGGTGACGCCTATCGTTACAAGTCTTTTAGAGCGAAGGTTCTAAGATCAGGTAATGACGCCATAAGAGAGGTGAAGAAGCTTCTAGACAGAAATTATACTGTCGAGTTTATTCCCTCTAGGGAAGATGTTGTTGAAGTGCAGGCCCCTACTGTGACTATAAGAAAGCAGAATTAGGGTTAAGGAAAAGGAGAAAATATAATGGCAACCCCTGAAGATGTACGAGATGTACTAGATACTCGCAGAGAATTTTCTATTGACATAACTGGAGAAACAGTT